CCACCTTCCGCCAGCCCAATGCGCCCGACCAGACCACTCACCCTCATGGTTTAGTGTCTCAAAAAACGCAGCATCCTGCACCCTCTCGGGCCATTCGTTCATTGGTGTCGCACGCAGGTAAGCCGCATACTTCAACGGGCGGGGGTGCCATGTCCTGATCCAATCCAGCATCATCCATGTCGCCCCATCCTTCAGCTCCTCCGAGAACTGATACTTACCCCGGTACTTACCGGTCGGATTCACTGCTTCTGGACGCCCGTTAGACTCCCTCTCAGCCACGCACAGGCCATAACTCACCTGCTCTGGTGGTGGAGTATAGGCCGGTGCAGTCGGTGCCTTAGAATGGCTGAGAATAAACCCAGCGATCATCGTTTCAATGACCATTGTTTCTTCCCCATCGTCGTGACCTCCTCCTGCTTAGCGAATGTTCGCATAGCGAACCGGTCGCCGTTTGTGTTCGCCAGAATCGCAGCAACACCATCCTCACTCAACCCGCTACGCTGCAGTGACACAGCCAGATCCATGCCACGCTCGGCACGATCCAGCACACGGTCAGTCCACGCACGGATCTGATCATCCCACTCATACGAGGTCAGATTCGGGATCAGTGGTGTCACAAAGCTCCGGTACACTCGGCGCTCAGTTGGTGACGAACCGCCCCAGATACCGTCCTTCTCCCCGATCCCAGCGACCCGGCACATGAGCTTCACCGGGCAGTCGAAACAGGTACGGTACACGGCAGACAACTCTGCCCCTTCACCGTTGTTGGCTGGGAAGAACGTGTCATCCATCAGCCCATAGCATGATGCCTTTGCTTCCCACGCCCACTCCATCAGTAGCCCCTCACTTCACGCAGGTAGGCAGTGAAACAGGATGCGGTGCAGAACTGTTGCCCATCGAACCTGACCCATGACTCGGGCACCATGTGGTCACGCATGTCTGACCGCTCCTCGCAGTAGTCGCACACGACGATCTCGGTAATCACAACGCCTCCATAATCTGTCGCCCAACATGCTCAGTATACGCCGGGGGGAATCCTTCCTTCAGGCTGTTCCACGGAATCTCACGGCTCACCCCCATCACTTCCCAGCCCTGCTCAATACTTTTTACCGTCCTGCCACCCTTCGGGATGCTGTCACCCATAACGTGATATACCCCCCACGGCCTCCCCTGCTCCTTGTGTTTGCAGCCAGAACCGACAAGTTTGCGATTCGACAGGAACAAGCGATGCCTACGAACACCCAGACCGTAGGCGGAACCGCACTCAACTATCGCATCATCCATGCAGGGTGCGCCCGGCACATTCTCCACAACCCAAGCCACATCCAACTCTGCAAGAAGTCCAAGAACCGGGGTCAAAAGATCAGGATACTTACTCTTCCCCCCTTGCGCCGTTCGCAAATGTGCCGCCCGGGTGTGTGCTTGGCACGGTGGGCTGGCGTGAATCGCATCAAAGCCACCGTCGAGCTCACGCAAGTAAGAAAGCGCGTCGCCTTGGATGAACTCGTAAGGATAATGAGGCTGCGGGTTTATATCGACGCCAACAATGTCAGTAAAACCGGCCATATAGTATCCGTCTGCTGCCATACCAGCCCCGCAAAACAGATCAAGCAACCTCATGAGATTGCCTCCTTCAGTCTGTCAATCGCCTCATCATCATAACCAAGCATGTCGATAGCGACACTCGCATAATCCAGCGAGCCAGCATCAGCATACATGCCAGCCCTCGGCTCAACCTTCTTATACTTACACCACGACAGGTACATTGCCCGGGCCAGCATCTGCTGCACCATCACATCCTCGTTCACTCTGTGTCCTCTCCTCTACTAATCACAATGTCAATGCCTTGCTTCATGCAGTCAGCGATCATGTCACCGAACGTGCTATCACTAAACGTACCAACATAGGTGGAGTCCCGCCACACATCCCACTCGTACGGGAACAACTCGAACGCATCAAGCGTGTGCGTCATCGTCCTCCTCCTCATCCTCAGCGGCACACTCCGGGCACGCCATGTCGCCGTCAACGAACGCCTCATACAGCGGCCACAGCGTCTGCTCAATCAGGCCAACAGCACCACTCACTTGAGCCAGCTCAGAGAACGACTCAAGCCTACGATCCTGATACTTCTCATCATGATTCTCGGTGATCCACTTCACCCGGTCACGAACGGCAGACAGCAGGGCGCTGTTCATTTGCATGATCTCAAACGCATGCGCCTCGATGTGTGCATACGGCTCACCAAACTCATTGTAATAGATATGAAACTTCATCACTTCTCTCCTTCGGAATCGTTACAGAAAACAAGATTGAGATAACCCAAACACTTCGCATCCTTACAAACGGGACAAACAAACTCAGTATCCATTTTTCTATTCCCTTCCATCTGCAGTGCAGTCAATGCACACTCTATACGGTTGATCTAACAGGATCTCACAATACACACACCGGTTCGTATCCGGCAACTCCCACTCCGTACCGTCCCAATCTTCCCTCATCCCAACTCCCTATCCATCGCATCCCACATGTCAGTAATCACATGCGTGTCACGCTCAATCGTATGCGTGAACACATGCGTACCGGGATCATTGTTGTTTCGCACATGCCCGGCATGCACCTCAACATCGAACGTGTTATCAGCATACGGCCCGAACACAATGTATGTGTACGGCTCACCCTTGTGATACATCTGGTAGTTGTCTGTCTTGATCATCACTCTCTCCAATCTATCCTCTGACTACAGTCTACACATGTCAGCTCGGGCCGCCACTTGTTCATGAACTCCCGAACATAGGCTTTATTACAGCACCATCCTATCGTGAAACGATCCTTCACTCACTCACCATCCAGCAGGTCATCAACCAAGCTCACAGCCTTACCCTCACGGCCACCAACATGCCACCGGTACCGCTCATCCATGCCCGGGGCACCATCCTCATACCGCTTCCAATCATAGATCGTTGCGATAGTGCCGTCATCGAAACGGATCAGCCACTCCGTCGTCACCTTACCGTCACCGTCACTCTCACCGTACTCGTCCGGTGCACCGAACACGGCCTCAATCTCGCGCCTCGTGGCCGTTGTGTGCCCGATCAAATAGGTGCCGTGCACGGCTGCCCAATCAGCCTTCGTGAAACCCATGTCACTATCCTCTCTATCAACGTAGCGCCTGCCGCTACTAGATCCCCCACCGTAACCGGCTTCCCTCCGCGCACGATGGGGGACGTACTAGATACAGGCGAAACTACTCACCATCATACGGTACTACTGTCTCACCACCCGGCGGAACCGGCTCAATAGTGCGAGCAATCCGCACCGCCTCCGAACTATCCGACGCACGCACCACTAAATGTACCCACCTATCGGAGTGTCCCTTCATTGTCACCCGCCACAGTCTCTCCATCACCATACTCCCATCGTTTCTATCCAACCGGCCAACCCCTGCAGGGCCAGCAACCCTACCGTAAACAGGATCGTCACCACGATCTTACCCCTGCGTGTCAGTCTCATGCCTCATCCCCATCCTGATCAGCGGGAGGCACAATCTCAGCAAGCGAATGCCCGCGACCATGACAGTAATGGCAGCACGCGGCCGGGGCGGGGTCACAGTCGTGACACCATGCCGCCCCGCAAGCCAGACACTCATACTTGCGTGCCGCCCCGCAAGCATCGGCGTTGGATCGGTCAAAGATAAACAGTTGTGTCTCATTAGCGGTCATCATTCCTCATCCTCCTCATTCCTGCGAGCGAAACACTCCCGACACTCACTGTATCCGGGCCGCTCATCGTCCCATGTCCATACATGAATGTGCTCGTTGCTCATGCCCTCACCCCTCTCAGCTCGTTACGAAACGACACACACGCATCCCGCACCGTGCAATAGAAGAACCTACGGGACACATAACCGTTCCCATCCATCCGGTACAACGTGAACCCACCAAACGGTGACCACTCAATCGAGAAACCGTACCGTGCCGCCGTCGCATCCCCACGCATCATGCGCTCCTCTCCATCTTGCGGATATCTGCCACCGTAGCGGCCAGCTCCTCCGTCGTGTACGCCCACGGCATCGCCAGCATGCGACGGGCCACGATCACCAGCCGCATCTCCTCGACAGTCATCATCGCTAGCCTCTCTCTCGTGTAGTCCCCTAGCGGACTAGCCCGGCACTAGGACCCTAGCCCTAGTGCCAGACAAGCACGCTAGTCGATATCCGGAGCATACGGGTCCAACCCGTACCGATCACGACCATTCATCTCGCGCCGGTAGCAATCCCCGCACATGTCATCAACCCCGAACAGTTGAGCCGCAACCGTGCCACACTCCGAACACTTGTCCATGACTCTCCATCCCGTCGGCAGTCTGCCAACCCCGCCGCCTAGGTACGTCCCCTACAATGAACGCACCTAGACGACAGGCTCGAAAGACTATGCGCCACGCCTAGCGTGGCATCGTACTTTCTATCTGAGCAATCGTGACCCTTCAGTCAGACTATCGGCGCATCCGTTACCCCGTGGTGATCGCACCCGACGCGAAGCGCGGGGAGTATCTGGCACGGGACGGGCACACGCCGGTCACCTATCGTTCACGCCTCTATGGTCTAGCGTCCCCCGCTGGGTCACGCGGTGCGGCAGCGCGAGCCGAAGCTCCATGCATGCCACCCGTGGTGTCGGGCTAGCCTGTCGTGCAAGAGAATCGAATCACGTCGAGCCCGTACCCGTCAAGCCGAATCGGCAAGACTTAGGTAACGATTCGATAACAGAAACTTGTGGATAACTTGTGGACAGTTACATGTAACAGCTGTAACAGAATCCCTCACGATCATGTAACGCAGGAGGGTTGGACTGATCCCCCAGCCCTCGACGAAAGGCCCTCAGAATCGCTCCTAGAGCCTCCTAGGGCCATGTCCACAATGTCCGAAACATCACCCAGATACCTGGCCCCAACCCACACATACCCCCCGGGGTATCACAACTAAGGGTCACCTAACCTACGCTACCGTAACCTACGCACCCGTAACCCACAAACCCCGTGGATAGTCTCGCTTTCAACTACTTCATTCCAAGTGTCTTGACGTGAAGATATTGACGGATCAACTACCCTACGGGTCGGCTTTGCCGACTATTCCTACTAGAATGGTGGGGATTCCAGCTCGGTTCCAGACTATCCCTACCGGGAAGGTAGGAAATGGAAGGATGAAACAGGATTCCGGAAACACAATACCGGAACTAGAATACCGGTAACTTGACCCCTCCTTTTTAGTTTCACCACCCCCTACTGTACTATATAAGCTCTCTTTTGTTGCGCCTAGTATTCTGTAATTGTGTCTGTTGTGTCCGGTTTTGTATGTATTTTTAGTGTGAGTTGCGTCACTTTACGAAGATTTTACCTGTTTTGGTGTCACTGTTGTCAGGTTTTTTGGGGATATATATAGTGAGGGGTTTTTTAAGAACCCCGAACATAAGGGCTCGGAGCCTTTGCTAAGGCGACGGCCCCTCGCCCTGAACGAGCCTGAGCGAGTGAGGGGTTGAGGGGTCCGGAGCCTCGGGCTCTTCGCTTGGGGCTCCGAGCCCTCGGCTCTATTAGATAGATACCTGAGTTTGGTCCCCTGAGTTTTTCCTTAGTTCCCTATGTTTGGAGTTCTTGTGGCTATTGGTCGTCCGGGTAGTGGTGGTGGCGGGTATGGTCCGGGGCCGAAGCTTGGGCCTCGTGTGGTGAGTCGCCCGTTGACGAAGGCTGAGAAGGCTCAGAACAAGTCGGCTGAGACGTATAAGACGGTGAATCCTCCGAAGCCCCGGTCGGAGAAGCAGCGGGCTGCTGATGCGGCTTTGGGGAAGCGGACGAAGGCTGCTGCGAAGGCGAAGTCGCGGGAGCCGATTGTGGCGACTGGTGCGGCTGTCTCGCTGGCGGCTAATGCCGGTCTTGCCAGCGACAAGAAGGTGAAGCCGTATGGTCCTCCGGCGAGTAAGTCGGTGAAGGCTGCCGCGAAGAAGCAGCAGGCGAAGAAGAAGAAGTAGTCGTGGCTCGCGTTGGTCGTAGGGCCGGGAGCGACCTTGCGGCGACGAAGCAGGATTTCCTCCGCCACATGCAGAAGGGTCTGAATATTAATCAGGCTCTTCAAGCTGTTGACCGGACTCGGAACACGTATGAGAAGTGGCGGAAGGACGATCCGGAGTTCACGTCTCAGGTGGAGCGGATTAAGACGCTTCGTTCGGCTGCCCCGGTGGTTCGGGAGGATTTGTCTTTCCCTGAGTTTTCTGAGCGGTATCTGGATGCCCGGGTGTTTCCGCACATGGCGAATGTGGTGGATTTGATTGAGGGCCGGGATCCGGGTTGGGTGCATCCTTCGATGGTGTTTGAGAAGGGTGAGCGGGATCTGGTGATGGTGAACATGCCGCCAGAGCACGCGAAGACTACCTCGATTACGATCAACTATGTGGTGTATCGGATTTGTATGGATCCGAACATCCGGGTGATTCTGGTGTCGAAGACGGCTGAGATGGCGAAGAAGATGCTGTACGCCATCAAGACTCGCTTGACGCACCCGAAGTATGATGCGATGATCGCGGCGTTCGCTCCGATGAACGGGTTCGATTCTGATTCTGAGGCGTGGAATCAGACGATGATCTACGTGTCGGACTCTGCTAGGGACTCTGGCGAGAAGGACCCCACTGTTCAAGCACTTGGCATCAGGGGTCACATCTATGGCGCTCGCGCTGACCTGATCGTGCTGGATGACTGTGTTGACCTGACGAACGCCCACGAGTATGAGAAGCAGATTGACTGGCTGCAGTCTGAGGTGATCTCCCGCGTGTCGGCGTCTGGCTCAATGCTCGTGGTCGGTACCCGCCTCGCCTCCAAGGATCTTTACAGTGAGCTTCGTGACCCGCAGCGGTACCCGGATGGGGAGTCGCCGTGGTCATACCTGTCAATGCCCGCTGTGCTGGATTTCAATGATGACCCGGAGAAGTGGGTTACCCTGTGGCCTCGGTCGAATCAGCCGGAGCCGGGCCTGCGTGGCGCTGAAGCCGAGCCGGATGCTGATGGCTTGTTCCCGAAGTGGGATGGTCCCCGCCTAGCGAAGAAGCGGCGTAGGGTTTCCCCGCGTGCGTGGGCGATGGTGTACCAGCAGCAGCAGGTAGCCGATAATGCGACGTTCTCGTCGGATGCGGTGAAGACGGCGATCAACGGCAACCGTATGGCTGGCCCGATCCCGAGGGGCATGGTCGGCTGCAGGCCCGAGGGCATGGACGGTTTGATCATTGTTGCTGGCCTCGACCCGGCTACGTCTGGTCATACGGCTGCGGTGGTGATTGGGCTTGACCCGCGCACGAACAAGCGTTACGTGCTGGATGTGTTCAACAAGCCCGGTATCACGCCGGATGCGATGCGCGACATGATCCGTGGCTGGACCGAACGATACAAGATCACTGAGTGGCGTATCGAACGGAACGGCTTCCAAGGCTTCCTCGTGCATGACCGCGAGATTAATGACTTCGCTGCGTCGCACGGTACGGTGATCCGCCCGCACTTCACCGGCAGCAACAAGCACGATGCTGACTTCGGTGTCGCCAGCATGACGACCCTGTTTAATGGCTGGCAGGATAAGCAGCAGCTTATTGAACTGCCAAGTACGCATGGGCAGGAGTCATGCAAGACGCTGGTGGAGCAGTTGGTCACATGGTCACCGGATGCACCGAAGACGCAGAAGACCGATATTGTGATGGCGTTGTGGTTCGCGGAGCTGGCGTGCCGGGACCGTATTGTCCTCAACAGTTCCTATATCCGGTCGCATGTGAAGAATACGTTTCTTACGCCGTGGGACAGGCGGCAGCAGATGACAGTGAATCTTGTGGATATGGAAGCCCAAGGGGCTTGGTCCCACATTGGCGCGTAAGGGGTAAGTGTTGAGCATCGGCTATGATGTGAGCAACTTTGATGGACGACCGGGCGAGGATCAGTCGCTTCGGACGATCCGTGACCAGTACAATCGGTTGAAGGCCCGTTGGGCTGACCGTGATGTGCGCATGCAGAACGTCCTCGCCGTCCGGCAGGGGCGTATGCGTGACGTGTTCCCTGATCTGTTCCCCGAGGGACCGTTCGATCGGGGCATTGTCGCGAACATGGTTGATGTGGCTGCCCGTGACCTGTCTGAGGTGATGGCCCCGCTTCCGGCGTTCAACTGTGCCAGCAGCAAAATGGTGTCCGACTCGGCCCGGGGCTTCGCGGAGAAGCGCACGAGGATCGTCAACGGCTACCTTGACTTCAGTGACGTGCAGCGCCAAATGTACACGGCTGCTGACCGCTACTTCACATACGGTTTCGTCCCGGCGATTGTTGAGATTGATACCGAGGAGCGTTTGCCGCGCCTCCGGTTCCTTGACTCGATTGGCGCGTACCCGATCCGTGACCGGTGGGGCAACGTGAAGGCCGCGTTCTTCTCGTTCTACCGCAACCGCGACGAACTGGTCGCCATGTACCCGCACGCAGCCGGGAGCATCAAGGCGTCAAGCACCGGAACCGAGATCATCGAGGTCGTCCGCTACCACGATGACAAGGTGGACATGCTGTTCCTTCCGAAGAAGGACGGTGTTGTTCTTGAATCAGCACGCAACCCTGTCGGCATGTGTCTGGTTGAGTGGACGCAGCGCCCCGGTGTCGATGACGACTCCCACGGCCAGTTCGATGACGTGCTTGCCGTGCAGGTTGCCAAGGCACGTTTCGCGCTGCTGAGCCTTGAGGCGGCACAGAAGTCGGTGCAGGCACCCATTGTGCTTCCCCCGGATGCTCAGGAATTGGCACTTGGCCCGGATGCGGTGATCCGTACCGCGAACGGTGAGCGTGTCCGCCGCGTCCCGCTGGACATTCCCCCAGCCGCGTTCACCCAGCAGGGGCTTCTGGATCAGGAGCTGCGCCAAGGGTCACGCTACCCGGATGCCAGAACTGGCGAGGTGCAGGGCAGCATCGTCACTGGTCGTGGCGTGCAGGCTCTCATGTCCGGGTTCGATACACAGGTCCGTACGGCACAGGCCATGTTTGCGAAGACGTTTGAGCGTCTGGTCCGCAAAATGTTCATGGTCGATGAGATGCTGTTCGGCAATGACGATAAGACGCTTCGGGGTAACGCTGATGGCACCCCGTATGAGATCCGTTACCGCCCGTCGAAGGACATTAAGGGCGATTACACGGTTGATGTTCAGTACGGTCTGATGGCCGGGCTGGACCCGAACCGGGCACTCGTGTTCGGTCTTCAGGCTCGCGGTGATCGTTTGATCAGCCGTGACTTCCTGCGGCGGCAGATGCCGTTCGCGTTGAATGCGTCCGAGGAAGAGCAGCGCGTAGACATTGAGGAAATGCGAGACGCGCTGAAGCAGGCGGTTGCGGGATACGCTCAGGCGATCCCGGTACTGGCACAGAACGGGCAAGATCCCGGCGATATTCTGTCACGCCTTTCCTCAATTATTCTCGGGCGACAGAAGGGCCGACCCATCGAAGATGTGGTGTCGGAGGCGTTCGCGCCGCAGGAGATGCCCGTTCCACCGGGGGTTGAGCAGTCGGGTGCGGAAGCCGCAGGGATTGTCGGCTCCCCCGAGGGGGCTCCCCCCGGTGGGCCGGGTGAACAACCGAACCTTGAGGGTCTTGGTGCGTCTGGTCTGCTGCGTGGTGTCGCCCCGGGTCAGGCCGGTATGGGTGCTGGTGGTAGGCCGGATCTGCAAATGCTTATGGCGTCTCTGGGTGCTGGTGGTCAGCCTCAACTGTCGGCTGGTATTTCCCGCCGTATGCCAATCTAAGGAGTAGAAATGTGCGTGTCGTGCGGGTGCTGGATTAACAATAAGCCGAATCCGGAGCTGAATCATCCTGAGGATTCGACGGTGATGCCGAACGTGAAGACGACGGTTTCGCCTCTTGCCGCGAAAGACATGAAGTGAACGCTAAGG